GGTTGATGCCGATTGACACCTGGTCGATGACGCCTTCGCTGAGCAGGGTCATGGCGTCCTGGCCTTGGCTGGATGCCGAAACTTTGGCGGTGAACATCATGCCGTCTGCGGTGTCGACACGCTCGGTGACGACGCCAACGGGCATTGTGCTGTCGTGGTACATGAACAGGCGCGGCGCCTTGCCTTCAACGGGTAGTGCGCCTGGCTTGATGATTACGGATTGGCCTGATGCGACGGTTGCTTCCACGTTGTAGGGGACGGCGACGCCTGAGATTTCGCGTCGGCCTGCGCCCTTGCCTGCGGTAATGGCAAAGTCGGTGCTAGTGAATTTGATCATCGGTTTGCGATCCTCTCTTGCGTGTTTTCTTGAATGTTGATTTCTGATGGTTCATCCATTTTGTCGGCTGCGTATTCTTCTTCTAGGTATTCGTCAGCGTCGAATTCGACATAGGTGCCGCGTGGTAGCACGTTGTCCATTGACAGCGTGGCGGCGATCGCTTCGGCGTACAGCTTGACACCGAAAATGTAGAGGTCGGCGCGGGCCTGCTGTGCTGACTGATACGAGTACGATCCGGTGCTGACGCCGACCAAATACGGCGGTACGTTGCCAAGGCGGGCGGCTTCGAGCGCCGAATAATTGGCGCTTTCAATCAGCAGCATTTTGTCAGGGGTCATGGTGGTCGGCTCGTAGTTCAGGTACTGGTTGAGCGCGGCGGTCTGATTGGTGGCGCGAGCTGCGTTGAATTGGGCGGCAATGTCGGTCAATTCTTGTGCGGACAATGGTTCGCCGTCGGTTTGCTTGAGGATGCCTGCTGGGATTGAGCTTGATGCGTTGCGGTTGCGGGCCGCCTCAATCTTTAGCGCCGTCTCAATAGCGCCTGGTGCTGAGTAGATCAGGCCTTGGGTTGGGCTGAGGAATTGCACAAGGTTGGCTGGATCAAGTTCGCCGCCGTTAAAGTACACCTGCTTGGATGGCGCAAACCACACCGGGCCAACTTGATCGGGCGTTGTGATTGACCCGGTCGGCAAACGGGTAAATGATGCGGGGTAGCCGTCAGCGGTGCGTGACGTGATGTACCAAAACGCGCGACCATAGAAAAACAGATCGTCAAATGTCCACGCCATGATGTGCCCGTACGGCACGGTCGGATCGGGTCGACGTAGCCATGACCGCGGCGCTAAATACACCTTGGTCATTTCTTCTTCAAGTTCGTTCCAAACTTCGTTGTACATTTTTAGTGGCATACAGCTGATGACGGATGCCATGAGGTCGCGCGCACGGTTGATCGCAGGCACCGAAATTGCGCGGTTGCGGGCTTCGCCTTCTTGGTAGGTGTAGTACTGGCCGATCATGTTTGGGCCTTGCGCGTTTGACGTGTAACCGACAGCAGCCTGCACCTCAGCAACGGGGGTGGTGCTAATTGCGGCGGTCTTTTTAACGAACAGGGCCATGCGTCAAGTGTGCCACAAGCGTCAAGCGTTTATGTGTACCCGCCCGCCGACACGATCCCGACGAAAGGCCGGGGCGGGTACGTTGCGATGCTACACGCTGACGATCATTGGGCGACCGCTTTGTGCTGGTCGAGCAACCATGCCCGCGGCCCACACCATGCAACGTGCCAGCTCAATCGGGCCAGGTGAGCGTTGCGACGACAGCACCAACGTATTCTGTGTTTTGACTGCGACGGCGCGTTGGACGTGTTCAGCCAGCATTGTCTCGCCCGTGTGTAGGAGCCTGCCCTGGTTGATCAGGTCGCGCACGACGGGTGTGAGTTTGCCAAGTTCGGCGTAGCCGACGATGACGCGGCGCCGTTCAAGGTTGGGCGGGCAGATTGCGTCAATGCTCGGTGACATGGCAAACCGCACCGACGGGTCGGCGGCGACCTCAGCCAGCTTGTCGTACAGCTCGCCGATCGTGTCGACGACAAAGGCAATGGTGCAGACGGTGCGTCCGTCGGGCAGGTTGACGGCGCGTACAGCTGCGTATCGGCTGTCGTCCAGGCTGGCCTCAATGGCAATTATGCCGCCCATCGGGATCGGGCCACGGTGCTCAAGTTCGGGCCAGCGTCCGGGTGCGATCCAACCGCGGGCAACCGTGACCCACAAGTTGAGGCTGGCGCGTAGGAATGATGCGCGATCAGGATTTTCGCTCTCCTGCTGCAACGTGTCCAAGGTGAGGGTGTGACCGATGGCGGGGTTGCCCCATGTCCACGATGCCGGGCTCATCGGATCAACGTGCGGTGGCGGTGACCATTCGGCCATGTAGTTGACGGTCGGTTGCCCGCTGTCAATTGCGCGTAGACCATGTTCGCGCCAACGCTGAAACAGCACCGACGCCTCTGTCCCTGCGGTTGACATGAACAGGGCAAAAGGGTTTTTGCGGGCGCGTTGCGCTGGCATCAAACCGCCCTCGACAACTTCGGCGTCAACGTCAAACAGTTCGTCAACGATCAGCAAATCAATGCTCATGCCGTGGCCCGCGTTATGTTTGGCGGCTTTGATCCACCACGTCGTGCCGTCCGGCATCGTCACTTTGTTGCGACCATACGATCGCGACACATAAGCGTTGTACTTGTTTTCAAGAATGTCAGCCAGGTCGTCAAACACCATGACAGCCAAGTCAAGGCGGTGAGCGACCGACACAATAGTTTGTTTTTCGCCGCGGATCTTCGGCATTTCCAACAGCCAAAAGAGAATGACCGATTTGAGAATGATCGACTTGCCGTTCTGACGGGCCACCGACCCCAACGCCGACCGATGCACCAACAGCCCTTCGTCATCAAACGTCAACGCACGGTCAAGAAAATGCACCTGCCAAGGCATCAGCTCAAGCCCTAGTGCGTCTTGGGCTATGTCCCCCACAAGCGGCCCATACGACCCGGCGCCGTCAGGGCTGATCGTCTCCAGTCTCGGCTGGTCATGGCCAGTTGGCGCCAGTTCAGGCTGGTTCAAGCTGGTCTTGGGATATTTGAGATTGGGGCTCGGGGTGATTGCGTTTGCGTGTAAAAATTCGTTCAATGCCTTTTCGCGATTGAGTTTCGCGGCGGCCAGTTTTTTGTTGCGGTGTGTTGCGCCTCGGGCTGCGTTGCAGGGTTTGCATGATGGTACGAGGCCGTCGTTGTGTGTGCCTTCGCGGTCTACTTCGATGAGGTGATCGGCTTCGGTGGCGGGTCGGCGTCGGCACCAATGGCAGATTGGGTTGTCTGCGAGTAGGGCTTTGCGGGCTTGCTGGTAGCCGGGTGATCGGTATTCTTTGCGGTTCATCGTGGCTCCCCCCATCCAGCTGCGCCCCCCTGAGGGGGGCTTGCTGACCAGGGTGCATGGTCGAGCGTTGTGTCGGGTTCAGGTTTGTGGCGCATTGTTTGTTATCAACTGTAGCCATCGACGTGGAGACAGACGGGTGTAATGCCCACCCCCTGGCTTGCCTCTACCCAGGTCCCACTTGTTGCTTGCTGAACACATACGCCTTGACGCTTTGCCCCGCCACCTTCGTGTTGCTGTTTTAGGGCGCGTCAATCTACCCCCGTTACCGGGTGTCATCCATCCGCCCCGCGACGGGCTTAGGTCTATGGTCGATCTAGTCGACGTTGATTTCGGTGCTGTACCAGTAGGCCTTGACCGCTTTACGCAGCGCCCACCGCAAGTATTTCAGCAGCTCATCCTTATGTGCTTTCTCAAGTTCAAGCGCGTTGACGCGCGCAATCATGTCGATCAGTTTGTCGGCTTGCTCAAGGCTCATTGAGTGTCCTTTTTGAGTGCGTCGATGACGCGGTTGGCTTCGGCGATCGTTAGGGCTTCGGGCACAGCTGCATCACTAGCAAGCACCTGTTGCACATAATTGAACAGGCCTTCCTCATCAAGTGACAGTTTCTTGGCGAGCGCTTTCATGTAGCCGACCTGCTTAGGCGTAGCGGCCTTTGAGCCGCCGACGGTGGTGATGTATTCCGGCGCAACGGGCGGGGCATCCGATCCGGGCGCAAGGTTGCCCGCCCCCGCCCGCTGCACCTTTGCCATCTCCTGACGGGATGGCCTTTTGCCGTGCGTCGCGTAGTCGCAGTTAGCGAGCGCACGACCGATCGCAGACGTTTCACAGTTCTCGACGAATGATGTTCGGTTGACTGGGCTTGAGCCTTTGACTTCTTCGGCGTAGCCAGTCGCGGTGGGTGTCGCCTGGCTGGCGTCAAAATAGACCTCGGCGCGGAAGATGCAGCTGTCGCCGTCGTAGGCCATCATCGCGGTTTCAATGCGTCCAGTCGGGTGGTCAACCCAAAAACGCGCAAGCCGATCCTCGACGGTTTCATAAGAGCTGAGATCAAATGCCACGACGTCGTTCCTTGATGCGGATGCGGTATGCGATGCGTAGCAGGGCAAGTGTTGAGCCGATGAAGATCACCAGTTTGTTTTGGTAGTTGAGTTTCATGCGGCTGCCCATACGGTGAGACGTTGGGCGTGATCATGCTGGCCGCCACGGTTGGCGTGGCGTACGGCGCCGGTGTTCACGATGGTACGGCGTCGCACAGCTGCATTCAGCCGACCAGCAAGCCCTTTGGTGACGGGGAAGTGTTGGCCAAGTTTCGCCCACACGTCGTCAGCGGTGAAGTATCCGATCTCACGGGCGCAGGCGTCAATGGCGGCGTCAACTTGGCGTTGCTGTGCGGGTGTCCATTTGGCGTCGGCGACAGCCTGGCTGATCTGCATCGCCTGGCCGTACGGGGTGGTGGGTTTGCCTGCTGGTACTCGACCGTCACAAACAAAATGGGTTTTGCCTTGAATGTCAGGCCATGCGATGACGCCTTTGCAGATAATGCAGTTCATCGTGCCTTCTCCAACGCTGCGATCGCCTTGTCGATGGTCTCGATGTCGTAAAGCGGTTCAGGGTCGCACAAGCTCATTGCGTTGCGGATGGTGCGTAGGCGTCTGATGACGTCGCTGTACGGGTTGAAGATTGCGTCGACCAGTTGGTTGAGCGCTTCTAGTTGTTTGGCTGATGCTGAGGTCGGCTGAAAATTGTCGGCCATCATTTGTCGGGTCTCCTTGCTGAGTATGTCGTCGGGATCTATGTACGGATGTTCTATCACAGGTGTGTCACGGTGCTGTAACAGCCCATGGCGCCCACCCGGAATTGTTGTAGATGGCGAGCGCGGCCCGCAGGTTTGCCTCAGGTATAAACAGTTCTGAGCAGTCGGTGACGCCGACGTCTTGTACTTGTAGCCAGCCCATCGGCCATGATGCGTTTGGTAGGCACCAAAAGCCGTTGATTTGTGTCAGCCCGTATGAGCCGCCGTGCGGGTCGTTGACGTTGTGGGCGGTTGGAATGCATCTGCTTTCCCGCAACATGACGACGGCAAGCGTGTCGAGCTGATCTTCGGGCCAGCCGACTTGTTGGGCCAGGTTGACGGCGTCGTCGCAAGTGGCGATCGTCGTCGGCAAGCTGGTCTCGGTGACCGTGGTCTGCCCGACCGTTGTGGTGGGGTATTGATCCCACGACGCAGGCGTGGTCGTGGCGCTAGGTTGCCCTGAGAGGCCTCTATTTGGCTCTAGGAGCGTCGTAAAGCCGAATATGGCTGTGATACACGCTATGAGTGCGGCTAATGGGTTCAATGTCATGGCTAGGTTCCTTTCGTCGGTGATCCCACCATAGGGGATCTGACGGGCCTATGCGGGAATACCCTCAAATACCTTGAGAAATGCGGCTTTTACGAGGTTTGGGTTTTCTGCCATTTTGGGTGTGATCTCAACGTGCCACCAATCGCCACCGGGTGCGCCTGACACGGTTTGCTTTTGGTAGACCTGCCAGGCCATGCGGTCGCAACGCCATGCTCGACCAAACGGCTGCGGCCAATAGTCAATGACCATTTGCACGCCGAGTTCGTTTGCATTGGCTACGCAGGCCTCGATGAATACTTTGCTGAGCTGGCGTCCGTTTGGTTTGCCACGATGGTCGGGCATGTCACGGTAGGAAAGGTCGACGGCGCGGCCTGTGGCGTGTACGGAAAGGGTGCCGGGTTTGCCTTTCATGTCACGTTGCCCGTACGAGCCGTTGTTCCATAGCGAGCCGTTGGCGTATTTGACGGCTTGCTTGATCCATTCATCCATGCCCGGACGCGGGCCTTTAGCGGCTCCGTCGGCGTTGCCGATGTAGTCGGTGGCGCCTGGTACGCCTGGTTTAGCTTTGGCTATTGCCACGACCGTACGCTACGTCGTTGGGGTTGGCCCATCGCATGATGACGGGGAGCAGGGCTGCTGCAGCAGCTTTGGCAAGGTCTTGCGGGTCGGTGTTGCCGGTGGCTACGACAGCTGCAACGGCTGCGATTACGGATCGAGCGTAACTTGCAAGCATGGCTTTGGTTTGTTTGCTCATGGGTGGTTCTCCGTGTGGTGGTCGATTTTTTGTTCTATTCGGCCCAGCGCTTCGTGTACCCGTCCGTGATCTTTATGGTTTTCTTTTTGGAACCGATGAATGATCGCAACGAGTACAGAGAAAGCGCCAGCGATGACAGCCACCACAATCGAAGTATCCATTTACCCATTATCCGAATAGTGCGGCGGCTTCGTCGGCGGTTAAACCAAGTTTGGCAAGTGCGGCGGCGCGGGCTTTTGCTCGATCCGCAGCAGCTTGTGCTTGTTGTTCGGCTTCTTGCTGGTCAAGCAAATATTGGGCGTGTTCGGCGTCGGTCATTTCGCGCACGTCGTCACCGATTTGGATGGTTGGTTTATTCGTAGCCATAAACGCTGTACGCTCCTGTAAATCCGCCTGAGCTGATGATGAATGTTGCGGCGTCGTATGAGGTTGTGACGGTCATGACGCCTGTGGGCAGAATTGCGAACATATCGGCGTCGTTTTGTAGGGCGGCAACTGTTCCGCTTATGCCGGTGTAGTCGGTTGCTTGCGGGTTGTAAATGTCAAGGCTGAAGCTGACGCGGTTTGGGGCCGTCATGCCAGGTACGAGTAAAAATGACGTTGTAAGCGAGCTGCTAGCAGTTGCGCCGCCGATCGCGGTTGATCCGCGCAAATTGGCTGTCTGGTAGTTGCTGCTGGTGTTGTCTGTTCCAGCTGCTCGAAGTCGCATAGTGACGGTTTGGCTACTGCCTGTTGCATTGGCTGTGAACGCGCCAATGATGCGGTAGTGCTTGAACGTGCTGGTGAATGTTGAGGCGGCCAAACTGAAACTTGCGGCGGCGCTGACTGATGTGGTTGAGATGTGTTGCAGGCCGCTGTTGTCTTGCAGCGTAGTCATTTGGGCTGCGGTCAAAACCTGCCCAGCGGTGAATGTTTGTCGTGCCATAGTTGCTCCTTTTAGCCTAGGACATTGAGAGCGTCGAGTACGCCATAGGTGGCGTCGTCCAGTATGAGCTGGTAGACGATCGTGGTGGCCGCGGTGTACAGGTTGACGCGATGCCCAGTATTGAAGTCAATTAGATGTTCGATGCCTTCAACAGATAGTTCTTGGCCAAGGCTGGTCGTCCCGGTGCCCGTCGGAAACGTTTTTTCAATCGTGATCGTGTCGCCAATGTCAATCGTGGCCACAATGTCGCGTTGGGCGGTGGTCAGCATTGCGAATTTGGTGGCGACGTCGGTGTACCTGGCTTCGGGTTCGCCGTTGAGCAGGTAGGTGGCGGCGTCGGCCAGCTGTGTCCCGGCGCTTTCCAACAGGCTGTTAGTGATGCTTTCCGTTTGAATGAAGTAGGTGCCAATTGAGCCTGTGTCGGTGGCTGTGGCGTTAGAGCCGCCTAAGTTTTGAACGTAGGCACGGTTTACCACGCTGTCAGCTTCAAAGGTGATGCCGACATTGTCGTATTTGACGCCTGTGCCGTCGTCTTTGAAGTCGGCTACCGATCCGCTAAGCGTGTTGCCAATGCGGTTTTGAAATGTCAGCACCCCATCACGCGACACAAATAAGCGGCCGAATTCGGCGGTGCCGTTAATTTGATTTAGGTAGGCGAGCACGTTTGTGCCTGCGGGGACTGTGTAGGTGCTGTCGTGGCCGAGGTTGACGGTGCCTGTGGAAATGTTGCGGGCGGTTGGCCCGGTCGGGTAATCGACTTCAGGCAGGTTCAATACGCTTTCAATGCGTTGGCCTGATGTTTCAGTTGACACGTTGTAGGTGTCCATGTAGGTCTGTGCCAGCAGGTAGAAGTCGTCGGCGCAATACACGCTGACCGTGTTCAAACCGCCCAGCGCAAAGTTGTAGTCGTAGTTCACAACGTAGCCTTTGAACAGGTATTCGAGCGTGTTGCTGGCGTTGTAGCGGCCAAGGCGCACACGGCGCATAGGTGCTAAACCAGGCACGTTGGCGTTGGCGTCGTAATACGGCGATTGAGTATCGAACGGGTTGAAGATGCCGTCGGCAAGCGTGTCATTGAGGGTGAACGTCATGGTTCCTGCGCTAAACTGGTCGCCCTGATCCTTACGACCTCGACGCACCGCAATGTTTAGGGTGCCGTCGGTGACGTCAGCAAACTGGGTAGTGCCGTCCAGCACATACGTCGTATTGTCCAAAACGCCCTTAGTTGTGTCGTCGAGCGTAAATGCGTCAATTTGGAACCCTGCGTCAATTTCAAGCAGGTAGTTGCCTGATTGGACGATTGCTGTGCCGGGCATCAGACGTACCCGCTGACCTCAATGCGCGCCGGGCCTGCTGATCGGTTGTAGGCGCGGATGCTGTCTACGACGGCCTGCCCGATTTCGGCGCTGGTTGCTAAGCCGCCGTTGACGTTGACGGTGATGTTGTCCAGCATGGCGTTACGGGCGCTCGACGTGAACGGGTTGCTTGCAATGCCTGCCCCCAACATATTTGGGGCTTCCATAATCTGTCGGACGGATGCGCCCCTGCCCCCACCGCCACCGCCCCCTGTAGGCACGCTAGGAGCCGCTACAACCACCGATCCGCCCCCGGATGACGGAATAGGCACCCCGAGGTTTTTGTCGCCTGTAAAGCCACTTGTGCCGTTTGTGAGGCCAGGTAGGTCGCCGACCTTGATGAAGCCCACAGGGCTAAGAAGTGGGATTTCGGATGCGTTGACGCCTGGTATCGCGTTCATGGCTTTGATGATCAGGTTGTAGCCCTGAATGACGCTGTTGATCATGTAGTTGACGGCGTTAGCGACCACGATCACGGTGTTGGCGATTGCTGCGCCAAACTGTTTGAACGGTTGTAAGAATTCTGCAATTGCGCGTGGGCCTTCGCGGTACAGCTCATACAGCGCCCCAATGGTGACGGTCACAATGGCGAGCGATGCACTCATTGCGGCAATCGAGCCTTGGGTTGCATAGAACGATCCCGTCAACGCGAAATTGACTGTTTTAGTAGTGACGGCCAGCGCGTTGTACGCTTTCATGCCCGCATTGGCTACAAGCACCGCAGCTGACAGACCGCCAACAGCCAATGCCAGTTTGACGATCAGCCCGCTGTTTTCCTCGACCCATGACGCCATGTTGGTGATGATCGGGATCAGTTCCTCAAGTACCGGGAGCAAAGCGCTTCCTATTGCTTCGGTGGCTTCGGCCCAAGCAATGTTGAGTTTTGCCATGCCACCTTCAGCAGTTTCGGTGAACGCCTGGTTAGCGCCGCCAAATGTGCCGCCAAGCACGTTGATGATCGTGTCAAGGTCGGCGCCCTCACGAATAAGGTTTGCCATTTCAGGTGTAAGGGATCGCAGCGCCTTGTAGTTGCCTTCATAAGCTTTGGCGAGCGCGTCAGCAACCGTTGTGGCGTCAATAGATGTTGCCCGGCTAATATCAAGCACCAGCGACATTTGTTTCTGTGCTTCGCTAATGTCCTTTGTGCCTCGAACAAGCGCAGCAAACGCTGGGCGCAAAACGTCATCGGCCACGGCGCCTTGCTTTGACATGACGCTGATCGCTTTTTCGACCTCTTTGATTTGGTCTTGAGTTGCGCCAGTTGAGTTGACGAGCTGCACCTCAAGGGCTTTTTGCGCGGCCTGATCTTCAGCGGCTGCTTTGGCAGCCATGCCCAGTCCAGCGGCCAATGCCCCGGCAGCTGCCGCGGCAGGCAACATTGCTTTTTTCAGCGCAAACGCCGACTTTTCGCCTGCGCCTTCAAGTGACTGGAACTCTTTTACGGCGCCACGAATACCTTTGTCGTCGAACTCGCTAACGATAGGTATGCGGATGCTCATATCAGCGCAATTCTACGTTCAATCTCTTTGGCGACCTGTTCAATTGCTTTAGTCATTTCGGCTTGCACGTCGGTGATATGTGCTTCGGCGGCTGGCCACATGACGCGGGATGGATTGCCCGCAAACGCGGTGAGCGCGTCACCAAAACGGTTGGACGTGCCACGGCCTGCAATGTCATAGATTGCGGCCGCCGGGTCTTTTTGGATGATCGTCACAACGCCGTCTTTTTTGCGTCCAGCATCAACTTTGACCTGTACGCCACGTCGAGCTTTACGCTGATCCCACGGCAACAGCTGACGCCCGTTTTGCGTCCAACGGTATTTCATGCCCGACAATGCCTGTGCCGGGTAACTGCCTTGCGCCGCCACGACGATCGGGCTGGCAATTTGCTTAGCGTCTTTAGCGAATTGTTTGCGGGCCTCAGGGTCAATCTGCTTGAGGTCACGCAACATTTCCTTGACGCCGATCACTTCAACGGTTGCCATTAGCGGCCCCGCTTTGCTTGTTGCTGTTGTTGTTCCAGCACGTAGAACACGGTCGTGAGATCGCGGGTGTCAAACTCCACTTGCGGCGGCCAGTAGCCCGTCATAACTAAGACCTCAGCGAGGGAGCGTCGCCAGGTGCCGCGATGGTAGGGGTTTCGTCGGTGGTTTCTTCAATCGGCGTGATTTCCATGT